TCGACCGACGGACCAAATAGCTGGTCACGCTCGTTGGTGCTCTCAAAAATGCGAACATTGACCAGCGACTTGACACGCATGACTTACCTCTTGATGTGCATCGCCCTTTTTGGCGAATTGTGCTTGCTGCGGTCGGCCATATTTTCTGCGACGGAACCTGGCTTCACGTTTCCTGCAGAATTGTTTTCGCTCTTCCCGTCGAGATGACGCACGACTTGTCCTGCTCGTTTACCGCCGCGAAATGCTGCGACAAGCAAATCATGCACGTACTGCGTCGTCTTCTTTCCGTCGCGCATCAAGACAACACGTTCGTATTCGTGTCCCTTATCGGTACAGATGACTTCGTGCTTGTCCTCGGTTCGATCGCCAGTTCCGCGCTGCCGGTCCGAAAAGACGCGCCCATCACGAGTAATGAAGTAGCCTGGAAAGCCTGGAATAGGTTTCACATTACACCTCGACGTCAATGACCAAGCTCTTGCCTACAGTATCCTTCGGTGGAGCTACAGGAGCGCGACGTCCTCCACCTGGCCCGCCGCCAGAGCCTGCGCCAGGAACGAGTGCTGGAAGTGGATTCGGAGCAGCAGCGCCGCCGACGCCAGCCGCTCCTGATGTCCCGCTCGCCCCAGTCAGCATTTGAGCAAGCTGCGCAAGCTCCTCCTTCGACACCGCAGATTCTGGGAGCGAAGAGATGGCTGCAACTTGATTACGCAACGCTGCCTCCTGCTCTTCCTTGGCCTGCTCTTGCTGCTTTCTAGCAGTTACCTCTTTCCGAGCATTCATCCAGTTTGCGTCAAGAATAACTTGACCCATTCCATCAGGCAGCGGCGGCAGATCTTGCTCCGCGCGAAGCTCGTCAATTAGGTACATTGATCGAGCTCGCTGCGTAAACAAGTCAGCAATTTCCTTGGGCGTCTGCGATTCAAGTCCGACAAATTCAAGAGTGAAGTCTGGGTTGATTGGCCAGATGATGTACTTGTCGATTGCGCGCGAAAGGAATCGAAGCAACGGCTTCAATCCTCGGTCCTTGGACGCGATGATTTTGGCTTGGTTACCTCCCTCAAACATTGCCTTGGTGCTCTGCGTTCCGTATTTGAAGTTTACTTCAATCGGATCCATCTGAAAGACAGAGCAAGTAACCTTGATGAGGAAGTCCATCCATGCCGAGAACTCCATGTCCTTCGAGGAGTTCTGCATGTTAATCCATTCGAGCTTCTCGGCATTGGTGATGGGCGTACGCCAGGCATTCTCGACGCCGGACACCTGCTGATACCAAAGCCGGCGGAAAGCCTTCAGCTGCTTCTCGGGAATCGAACCGACGATGTTCAGAATACCCTTCTGCAGCGAGCCTTGAGCGAACGCGTTCTGGTTGTACTGCCAGGCCCAAAGGATTGCGGTCACAGTCGAGACGAGCATCTCCAGTTCGCTCGTCCCGTAGCCGTAGCCCCGAATATCGGTTCGCGGGTTGCGGACCTCGAACGCCATCTCCTCGCGAGTGAACTCTGCGATGGTGACGTTGTCGTAGACCTGTACAGAATGCACCCGTTCGACGTTGTCGTCCGGATAAAGCTTGTCTGTGTTCGCCAACCGAATGGTCGAAGCGTCGACGGCATACCACTCTGCCGGACGACCATCTCGACCCGGCACGACTTCAAAGCACATCTGGTCATAGACCATCGAGTCTCGCACCAGCCGGCGCATGAAGCTCTCGAACGTCGCAGTGCCACGCGGGTCGCGGGAAGTGCCTCCGCTGACCATCAACATGTCTTCCATCTGACGCGCGAACTTCTTATCAGACTTCGTCGGCGCGCCTTCACGGTCACGCATTTTGATGCGAAACCCAGTCTCAAATCGCGAGCTTTGAGGAGAGCAAAAGGCCGAAACCTGATTGATTCGCGTCTGCACGATTGCTTGGACAATTGGCATACGCCAAACCATCGCGTTCAGGGTCGCGTAGGTGACTGACGAAGGACGATCACGAAAGCCAAGCTGCTCAATGAGCGCGAAGGGGTCCCAGTAGAGCGCCTTCGGGTCAGAGGCACCGTCCCCAGTCGGCGGCATCTCGATGCGAGTGGGCTCCATCTGATCAGCCTTGATAAGCTCGTAGCCTGCAGGCACCGAGACAATCGAATGACTAGGAGCCAGCGGAGCCGGCGCGATGGCGTCGGAGTCGGCCTTCTCCAGAGACGAGGCGTCAGAGAATACGTCTGTCGTCTCGATGTGCGACCGGCGAAAGCGATCCCAGAATCCCATCACGCTACCTCACGACAAAAAACGGACGTGGACAAGTATTGCTTGTCCACGTCCGCCTTTTTCAATCAACCGAGCTTGATGCCGTTCGCCGGGAAGATCAGGTCTCCCTGAGTCGGACCGCGAACCGAAGACTCCACCGACTTGCTCAGCGAGACACCGTGGTAGCCCTGCCCTGCGTGGCAGTTCGGGCAAACGGTGAGGAACGAGGGGAACGACGACTTGCAGAGGTCGTTACCGCACACGTGGCTCTTGAGAAGCGGCGCCTGCCAGTTGAGGGTCGGCTCGGGAATCAGCGTGTCGTTCTCGATCGACTTGGCGATACGCTCGTCGTGCGAGGTGCTGTAGGAAACGGCGCCAGCCTGCCACGAACGGCCCTCAGGCATCGCCGGAAGCTGCCGCATGGCCATGGGCTGCCGAGCGACGAACTGCACGTCCTGGCTCATTCCAAAGCCCTTCAGCATGCGACGGTTCGAGCCCAGGCTGTCGTCGGTCCGAGTCTCGTCACCGTGACCGACCGACGCGCTTGCCTCGACCGGACGCTTCTTGCCGTGCATCTGCTGCCCGACAACGACGTCGTCCTCGGAGAGCATCACATCACGCTCGCCCGAAGTCGCCGACTCGTAATCCTTGCCCGGCCAACCGTGCATCTCGGAAACCGGAGCCGGCATATCGAAGGTCTTGCCATGAAGCTTCTGCGGAATCCCGCTGCTCATGGACGGCTCCTTCATATCGGCCGTCGACATGTCACCCTTCGCAACGCGGGTGATGTCCTTCTTCTCGTCCAGCTCTAGCCCGCCCATCTCGCCGCCACCGTGGTGGCCGTCCGCCTCGGACGCCGGCGACACAGCTAGTGCCATTGCTTCATCGGCCGGCTCACCTCGGACTGCCTTGGAGAGGACCGAATCAACCTGAAATCCCAGAACCTCGTCGAAGATGCTCATCTTCTTTCCTTTCGCTTTTCGGGGAGTCAATCAGATTCGGTCTCTCGTTCGACCTCGTCCTCTTCGATGACCCCAATCCTTTTCAGTTCCTCCGAGATCGCCTCGATCACGGAGATGATTGTGAACTCGTCGCGCGGGGTAAGATACCCTTTGTTTTCGAGTAATAGAATCCGCGCGCGTTCCTTTGCGCGCGAAGCAAACGATGCTCCGTACATGCCTTCCATGGAACTCCTAGGACTTCCGGGGATGACCAGCCGGCAGCAAATCGTTATCGGTTACGTAGTCCTTGTCGCCCGGCTTTCCGGTCCGAACAAGATCAAGAAATGCGTTCACGCGTCCCATTGCCCATTGCTGACGTGTCATGCCGGGGCGATGTGAAACGCTATAGGCTCCGGCGCCACGACGCCAGACCGATTTGAGCATACCAAGCGTAACTCGCTTCGAAGCCGAGTCGTGCTTGGCATTGTGCTCTTTTACCTTGTTTTGAAGTCCGGCTTCGACTTCGTCCGACAGCTCGATGTCAGCGCCCGAAGTCGAGGACGCCGAACTGCCAGGCTTGTTGACCTTGGACCCACGAACGCGGTGCGACGGAGGCGCAGGCGTCGACTTGCCTCGCTTCGCCTTCTCCACTCCATCTTCGACTGGATTCGTCGTACCAAATCGACGGCGCGCCAGTTCTTGTACCAATCGCTGCAAAGCTTCTCGACTTAGCGTTCCGGTGTCTACAGGTTCGACACGTTTTGGGTCTTCCAGGCCCGGCACAGTCCCTACGACATGCCACTTTCCGTCTGGCTTCTTTTCAACAATGCGCTTTCGCCAGACTTTTCGCGCTCCCACCGGCTCAGCGCGGACGTCTTCCTCGACTCCTCCGCCCCATCGAGGACTCCGCTGTTTTGGGAGCGTCTCTGCGTCACTCTTCACGACGTAACGATCTGCGTGCTCTCGACTGATGACTCGGTCTGGTAGCAGTTCGACGTCGATTTTCTTGAGTGCTCGAATAACTGCATCTGCTCCATAACGAGAAATGCAAGGCACCAAGTCTTCCAATTGCACACCGGCGTGTCCGGCTTCATCCAGCATCGCCCCGACCTCTTCGTCGACGCCTCGCTCGCTCTTGTTCATCACCATCCGCAGACGCGGACGGGCGCGGGTCTGCCGGAACAGATCGACGGCACGCTGAAGAACAGTCCGGCGAACGCCGGGATTGATCTTCTTATCGATCATTCCGGACATCAGATCTTGCCGCAGCGTGACCTCGTTTTCCGCCGACATCGCCGACGAAAGCAGGCCACGAATGAAGTTCTCCTGGCTCTTGTCAAGGGTCAGCCCCTTGAACACGTCCCCTTCGACACGAACGCCGTCCGTGATGTCGGGAATATGCGCCATTTCATCGACGGGCTCGCGCATATGCAGACGCGGAACCTGTCCGGGAATGCTCATGGCTCGCATATCAGGCAAAATATACAGACCAGGCATTGCCCAACCCTCTCATCAGCCCCAAAACTTCGGCGCCCCCATCTTAGGGGCGACTTCACTATAGGGCTTCAATTCGCTTGACTTATCTTGCCGCAAATCTGCCTCAAAATCACTACCTTCGGCAAGATCCTGTACGAGTTGGGCATTGACACGCCTTGGTCGACCCCGAGCAAGCGGCTTCATACCAACAATGAAGTCGTCCATGTCATCGTCATCAGCACCAACAAGCTCCTTCATTACCTCTTCCATGCTTCCAGCGTCTTCAGGTTGCTCTCCGAACGCAAAGGTGAAGTTACCTTTGAGGATTGCGTTGTTGCAAATCCAGAACGCCATCACCATATCGTCGTGTTCACCGGTGCTCACCACGCGACCATTGAACGACATGGACCGCATCTCTTCGATCCAGAGATCGGTCAGCTCAATCGACGCCTGATCGCCCCTCGGAATGCGAACTTTGCGATTTTCGAGCAAAACTGCGAGCCCCGGAACGCCTTCTTCAAGTGAATGCTTCGCGTCTCCGGTGTGAAAGAGCTTGATCGGCAG